TAGTTCCTGCGCCTTTAGTAACCTTAACTGCTTTAGATTCATCATATAAGTACGCTACATAATGTTTATCACTGTATAAAGCAGTTGTTTTAGTTGAAGGATCACGGTCAGTTTCTAAGAAGAAATCACGTTTAGTGATTAATTTAACTGCACCACGTTTAGCTAAAATAGCTTCGCCCTCATCTAATTTCTTAGAACGTACAATAATAGCTCCTAACGCTTCGCCAAATGCACCTTTAACGATAATGTTATCGCCTAATTCAGTAGCGCGAGTGAAGTTATCTGAAGCGCTAGAACGTAATTTACCAGCGTCTTTAGGATTAATGAATAGTACCATTGGTTCTAAATCTTCATCATCGAATGTGTCAATTGCAGCTTCTAAACCTGCTAATGTACCAATATCTCCACTAACCGTTAATTTTGTACCTCGTAAAGCTTCTAATACGTCGTTATCTACTTTGTTAGCAATAGCTAATCCATGTTGACGTACTGCTTCACCTTGTGGATCACCATAACCAGATAATAAAGCTTCATCAGTAATATCAGTACCTTTACCGATTTTATGAATTTTAGCTTCACGTCTGTTAGTTTCGATTTTGTCTACAGGGATTTTTTGCCCTTCAGGTACTACTGTAGCGTCACCACTGTAAACAAATGCAGGGAAAGTTAAAGTGTCGCCAGGTTGTCCTACTAGTGTACTGTCAATGTCTGCGAATTGCGCAAATCTCAACTTCTTATCTAATTCTGCTTGCATCATAGGTGCTAATACTTCTGGAACGATTTGTGTACTTTTAGTTGTTGTTCCTTGTGCCATATGTTATTACCTCTTTTCTAATTGTTTATTAGAGCGTCATAAGTCTTTCTATCGTTAACGAATAGATTAGTTCTCTCTGCAACGCTCATGTTGTTAAATTCTTCTTGTGTGACTCCACCATTTACGCTTTTACCGTCATCAGGTGTGCGTCCACTTGGTTTACTTTCAGCAAATAAATAAGGCTTAGACTCTTTTAACGATTCAATCGCTTTATCTAAACCTTTAACTTTGCCGTCATCTTGTAGTTCTAGTTCATCTTTGTTGATGAAAGCTAGAATGTCGTCAGCGTCGTTTGCGTCTTTCGCAACAGCTAACTTAACAGCGTTATTCAATTGTGATTCTTGGTACTTAGTTTGCCACTCTGCGTTTTTATCTTTCAATTCATCGAGTTCTTTTTGTAACTCGCTATCATCTTTCACAGAGTCATGTAATTTGGCAATTTGTTCATCACGGTTAGTAATCTCTGCTTTTAATTCATCGATTTCAGCGTTCTTGTCATTCAGTCGAGAACGTGGTACCATACCTGATTTCGATTCATCAATAGCGTCAATCACTTTCTGTTTATCGATTTCACCGTCTTTAAATTGCCCTAATAATGCGTATAAGTCCATATTTAATTGCTCCTTTTACGTTTTTTACGTGTAACGACACGAAAGATTTGTATAAAAAAGAAGCCTTTTAACGACGGTGCTAAGGTCGAGTATTTACTGCTTACGTTTATTCTTCTCCCACTCTCTATAGTTAGTGAAAGGTATTACACCATCTTCTTTAGTTCTCATCGTTGTAGGTAATTCATCTTCGTCTATGTAATAAAGAAGCTTACAACGACAATTGATGTTCTCTTTTGCACTAGCTACACCTACAAATAACTTAGGTGCAGGTCCTACACAACCACTAGAATGAAAGTTATCTTCAATATCAACTGAAGTGCCGTCTAAGTGTCTGTGTGTATCACGTGTGCGTGTATCTTTAGTAGCATACCAGCGTTTTTTCATATCAAGTCCGTTATCTTTAGCTACCATTGCGCTATCTAATCCAGCTTGTGATAATGCACGCCCTGTTTCTGTTCTAGCTACACGCACTGATTGAGCTTTTGACATACCTAAATCATTTCTTAATGCTTTAGCTATCTTAGAATATCCCTCACCACTCATAATGCCTTGTGTTATGTGTGTACGAATACGTTTTAATGTATCATCACGATGTTTCTGTAGTGTAGGTACTAACTTGATAAACTCAATAGGTTGTTCAATTGCCGTCTGTATTGTCTGCGAAGTAGGTATATCAAAGTTCATTGACGTTTGACTTGCTACTTCATACAAAAATAGGCTCATCATGTACTTTTCGATATAGACGTTCTGTTGTGATTGTTTGATAGCCTTAGCGACTTCTCTGTAGTCTTGAGATAACATCTGTCCTATACGATTAAGTTCTTTGTTGAGCCTGTTGTATTTATTAAATTCAGTCCATGTGACTTTCGGTTCATCTCTATCGTACTTTTCGTACATATTCGCAATAATCTGTTTGATTTCTTTCAAACGTTTAGCAAATAGTATTTCGATTTCTTTCTCTGCTTGATTAACCAGTTTGTCGATGTAGTTATCTATGTCATTCTGATTGGTTATCTTCGGATTGTCTTTGTTGTTCGTCATTCAATCCCTCCTCAATGTCAGGGAGTTGTTGATTGAGTTCTATGTTTTCTTGCTCTATTCTTTCCATTTCAGCTACAGGATCTTGTACCCACGAATGATTACCAAGAATAGTTTCTTTAGATAATAACCCTGTAGAATTCATAGCGATTTGAGAGTTTTCTAACTCATTAACCATTACATTGAAGTTGAATGTAATCTCGATGTCTTGCACTTTCACATCTAATCTGTAGAAGTCGATAATGTACTGCAATAGCTCTTGTAATGCAGTAAGTGTTTTGTTCTTCAATTTATTAGCTTTTAAGTCTAAGTTACTGTACATAAATTTAAGTGCAATACCACTTGGGCTATTACCAAACTTATCTTGTTGGAAGTCTACACCTTGTCCAAACTCTATAATGTAATCACGTAACATCTTCGTGTATTCCTTAACAGAGTCAATAGGCACTTCTACTTTGATAGTATCTACACCGGAGCCACTTTCCCCTGCAACACTAATCGCTTTATAGTATTTAAGGTTATGCATGAAATCTTTCATATCTTCGCCTTCATAACCTTTTAAGATATAGATTAACTCTACTGATTCGTCAAAAGTGTTTTGTGTATCTGATAATCGCTTATCTAACGCATCTATGATTGTTTTGTACATGAATAAGTCAGATACTTCTTGTGGGTTGTTCTTGAACGGAATAAAAGGAACACGCCCCCAACTCATCAATTTATCACCTTGATAATAATGAGGTTGTATATGATCATCACTACGATAGAAATCAGGAATAAGTTGCCCCTCTTTCAATTCATAGAATGTCACATCATCTTTACTCCAATACTCAACGCGTTCTGCTCCGTCTAATTCATATACACGGATAAACGCTTGCAGTTCATCTCTTTCTTTATTAATCCAAATAGGAATAGCTTGTTCTGCAGGCACACGAAACGTTTTAAATTCTCCCTCTTCATCTACATAAGGTTGAACCCATTCGATACCTTTATTACTTGCAGCAGTTAATATATCTACTAACTTGTCATCCCACTTGTGATTAAGTGTGTGTTGTATTTGCTTTAACGCTTTGTCATTATCTACACCAAATGTCACCGGATTAGCTACTGCATAAGCTACTTTCTGGTCTACTAAGTTTTGATGATAATTTGTGTACATACGCCAGTCTGGTTTAGTTTCATCATAGTCACCGTTCACATCTCTTTTGAAAGGAGCGTCTAGTATATCCGGATGATGATTATAATATCTTTCGCCCATCGTGATATTATCTATGTTCTCTTTATGTTCTCTAACTAAGCGCAATATCATTTCTTCTTGTGTTTCATACTTCGGTTTAATCTGTTCTACCACTTGTTCGTGATATGGTTTATCCCACGGCCAGTTAATGCTAATCACCTCGTTTACGTAAGTATGCTAAGTTTATTCTGCCTCATGTCACGCTCTAGGGCGTATCTAGTGGCGTCAATTGTATGGTCGTTTTTATCTTCTAATTTAGGAATAATATCTCCATCTTTATCAGTTTGATAATCTATGTTTTCAAATTCTCTTGCTATATTCGGTGTACGTTTTGGATCTATTATGATAGCTTCTAAATCAGATAACCATTGTTCACCATATTCTCTGCTATCAGGTCCTTTTTTAACCGGTCTTACTTTTTTCATGCCATGTTCTTGCTTTAATTCAGCTATTGATTTAGGTTCGGCATGGTCAGCGTAAATGTCGTCTGACTGATATTTTCTTTTCCACATTTCGTTTGCATATTGCCTATTACTAATCTGAACACCGTAATATTCATCGATAGCGTAAATAACCCGTTTCTTTTTATCATAATGCCAACGGACAAACGCTAACGGATCGTCAGCATATCCAAAGTCAAGGCCATTCCTTATGTTGTCAAAACCGTCAATCATTTCTTGGGGTATCGTTTCTATTTGTAAATTGTTAAACGGTACAACGCCACTCCCTATCGCTTCCCCCATATACTCCCAACGATAACGTTGTTCGTTACGTTCTTTCGCACTCTCTGCCTCTTGTATAAACTGTTTAGATATAAAAGGGTTATCTAAGTACGTTGAATGATGTACGAATGTATTATCCGGTTGGAATGAGGTTTCGTATTTTTTGTTAACCCACGATTGTTTTCTCTTAGGTGGATTGTAGCTAAAGAAAAACTTGTAGAACAATCCGTCATCTAATTCACCACGTAGCATAGAGTTAGTAATTGTTGTAACTTCGTCCTCTGTCTTAAATTCTGCCAACTCCTCTATCCACATGATAGAAAAAGGGAACCGACTATCTTTTAACGACTTTAATCGTTCAGGGTTCTGTGCCCCTCTAAAGATAATCCGATTCCCTCTGGGTACATATGTGATTTCCATTGGCGACACTTTAACTTTGAACAGGTGTGACACCTTTTGTTCTTCTATCGCCCACTTGATTTGTTCAAACACTGATGTAGCTAATGTATTATCTGTCTTACGTACTACAACTGCATTCATAGGATAACGCATGATTAACTGTGTAATGATAATAGATATGTCAGATGACTTACCACTACCACGTCCACCTTTAGCTACTATGTTGAGTTTCTCTCTATCCTTAGTTGCCTTCCATAAGCTATGAAAGTGTTTAGGTAACAGTTCGGACAGTTTAATTGATATCATCGTCGAAATGCACCGTCGCAGTCGTTTCGATTTGTTGTCTTTCTACAGGAGTATAACCTGTACGATCCAATATATCTTTAGAGGCTTGATAGCGTACTAGCTCACTTTTAGCGTCTAATAAGTTAATCATCGTTTGTAAGGCTTTAGGTACCTGCTTAGACAAATGCTCTGCTTGGTAACCTTTAAAGCCTTCTCTGAATTTATCATTATGTTTCCAACGAGATATAGTAGAACGGTTAACGTCAATTTCAGCAGCTATTTCTCCCTCTGCTAAATCTGTTTCGTTCTTCAAGCGTATATATTCTTGTTGCTTCTTGGTTAATTCTAAGTACGCCCCGAATGTTGCGTTATTTTGCATGTTAGTCATCGTATATTACCACCTACTTTACGTTATGCACTCTTTATATTTTTAAAAAAGACACTGCGTAAACAGTGCCTAATGATTATGTTTTGTTATTTATTTGAGTTTATGTACTCATGTCACACCTCTATGTCACATCAATACATAAAAAAAGTTACCCGTGTGTTCTCACGGATAACTTATTAAGGGAGGAGAAAAATTACATGTTAAGTATTCATATCATCGTATCGGAAGCCGTGTTGTAAGATTCAATAAAACTACCCGCCACTCTGACGGATAGTTAAGCAATCGGATGTGCAACGTCTAATCAAGGACGATAAACACTTATCCAATCACTTCGATATTGAATACCTCACCATAGTGCGAAAGGATAAACACTATGTCTTGTGAGGTAATTCTTACAATATCATAATACACCGATTATAAACGGACTTACACACTTCAAAAGTCCACCCTACACATAACCTATGAATTCTGCCAATCTATTTATCATCGCGTCACGTCGTCTTAATATGCTCGTCTTACTTGTACCGAAGTAGTCAGCTATATCCTCCCACTCACTGCAACCAATCGGACATTCCCAATATCTCAAACGCATTAAGTCTTGTGTATCTTCGTCCGATTCATAAATAAGTTTGTCTACACCTTTTACAATGTTGCGTAAGTTGTTATAACGATTGTCGCTTAACTTCTTAATTGATTCTCTCTCAATAGGATTGCCTGGTATATTACTCTTACCTGCGCCTACATTCTCGGGTTCGTGGTTTTCTAGTAGTTCATACTCTCTTACTTTTAACTCTCGTCTGTAGCGTTCTATGTTCTTGATATAATCTTCTAACTTCTTTATATCATGTCGTTCAATCGTTATCATACTTACCCTCCATTCCTTTAGTTTCCTTTTTTATTAATTCGCTTTTTGTATTCTTCGTACTTTAAATTTTGAAAATCATTACCGCCGTCATATTCATCCATTTTACTTAATATACTTTCTAAAGCTACAATTTCACCGATTTTAACATGGGTACTACGGTCTTTATCGTTTTGCATCATCAAAATTAAACTAAGAACTAGAGTCTTTAATCTAATCCACTTAGATTTATAAAACATCACTTACCCTCCATTCTCCAACTTATCTTTAAGTCTTTTGACCTCATACTCTTTCACTTCTAACTGATGTTTTAGATCATTCTGTTCAAGTATCGAACCGAATAGAAGCAACACCAATATAATGATTGCTATTACACCCCACATTGTTTGACCACCTCTAAATTAGGTTTGTGTTGTAGTACTTGTCCTCCACTTTTTGTAGCATGTGCTTTTGCCTCTGATAAGCTACGGAAAATACTAGCTTGCTCTAATCCTACAAACGTAAAATAAATACCATCGAAATGATCAGCTATTTCTATATGATTTGGTATATACATTTTCTTTAAAAATATATCTTTATTAACCTCGACAACATAAGTGCCTTGTTCGTTATTATCCTTATTTTTCAACCAAGATACCTCTCTTTCTAAATGTAACTTATCTAATTGCAATCCATGTTTATCTTCCTGTAACTCATTAACTTTTTTTCTCTGCTTTAATCCACTTATATATATAGCAAAAATACACAGTACTAACACAATTGTTACCGATAAAAAACTTATCCAAATCACTTTAATAACCTCCGTATATGCCATTTAAATGAGCGTGGTCGTGTTCGTCGAAGTCCTTAGGCACTTCCACCTCATCATTTGCAGTTAACTTATAGTACAACTCTCTACCAATCCATTTACCTAACTCGTACATTGCGATAGTGAACCATATCTTTAATATGCGTTTAATCATCTAAATCATCTCCATGTTCGATATATTCTATAACGTGTTCCAACGCTGATTTATAAGTAAGTGTTATTGAATCTTCCTGCTTTGATTCTTCAATATCGCTAATTACACTTTTTAATTTTCCAATTACTTCTTCACTACTTTTCATTCCGTTCACTCCTTATCCCAATCTTTCTTGCAAACGATATAGTTTTCTAAGTTGTAATCTATCGTGCTGACTTAATATACGCTTTGCTTTCTCTTCTGCTTCTTCCTTATCCTCTGCTTCTACAAGTGTCATTTTCTCGTTAAATCTAGCTTGCTCGATGTGCTTGTGTATATGGCCTGTGCTATCTGTGAATTCTCTGATTAGGAATTGTTTCACTTCCCCAGCACCTCTTTCACTTTTTCTAATATGTCTTTACTCCCCTGTGCTTCCGTATGCTCCACGTTCTGATTCTTCATCAAACTCTTGCACCTCCGTTGGCTCTGGTAACATTACTGGCGCAATGACTAATTGTGCTAAACGTGTACCTGCTTTAACTACGATTGCCTCATCACCGATATTGTCTGTGATAATTCCAATTTCTTTGTTATAAGTGTGATCGATTGTACCTAACGCTACACGTAACTTAGTTTTAAGTGAATTACCTGAACGTGGTCTCACTTGCGCCTCATATCCATATGCTAAATCAATTGCAATGTGTGTTGGTACTACGACTGTACTATGTGCTGGAATTGTTGTATCTTCTGCGACATATAAATCTAATCCACTATCTGTTGGATTTGCTCTCGTTGGCAAGATTGCATTTTCTGATAATAATTTAATTGGTAAAATTCCCATTTATTGTTCCTCCAAATCTTTTCTTTTATTCCAAATTTTTATAAGTTTTTCTGCATTATTGGTATGAACGTGCATCCATGTAGACGGTTGTATTTTGCAATTTTTATTAGTACATTCAATTAATAATGTATTAAAGCTATAACGTATATCCGGTAGACCACCACAAAATGGACATGGTTTAAATTTTGGACTACTCATCACTACCACGCTCCAAATCACTTATTTTATATTTTATAGCTTTAAATGCAGTCAGTAAGTTTCCAAAGTATTCAAACTCATTAGAATTTGATGCAAACTCTTGTCTTGTAGTTAACGTTTCTATTTTGTCTAATGTATATTCTTTTATCTCATCAAACACCTCTGCCTTACGTTTAATATCTGCAATATCATTGATGAGTTCGTCGCGTTGTTTTTTAAACGACTTACACTGTTTAAATAATTCATGTATGAGCATTTCTTCTTTACTCATTACTTTTGATGTATGAGTTTGTAAAGGTGAATAAAAATCTAATATAAGCTGCCAACGTAAATCTACTGATCGTTTTGATGCGTCCACTAATTCACCAAATACACCGTCGTAGTCTAAATGGTTATTTTTAATATATTCCAATATCTTTTCTTTACTTTTCTCTGTCATCAACCATAGCACCGTCCTTCCAAATTAAAGTCATTGTGCCGTCGTCGTTTAAGATATAATAGTTATAATCACTTCTATCTAAAAACTGTCCGATACTACAATTGAAATTTATATTAACTTCATTTAAATTGTTTCTATTGATAGATACTAATTTAGGTATCTCCGTTTCTTTCGTAATTTCTTCTTCAATTTCTACTGTGAAAGTGCATGAATGCGGGTTATAACTTATAACTTCATTTGCAATTATTTCTGGATCGAATGAGTAGTGTTCTTCGTTGTAATTAAACGTATAACCGTCTAACTCTACTTCCGTTTCTTCCTGCTCTAATAAATGCTTTAAAAATTCTTTAGGTGTCATCTCTACCTTACGTTTAATCTTTGCCATTCCTTACACACTCCCTGTTCCTTTTTATGTCACACTCACTAACTTTCATCGTTCCTCTGTTTCCTGCTACCTTAACCACAAAGCCTTTAACACCTTGCTGTCTTAGTTCACGCTGTACTTCTGTAGGTGTCTTGCCTTGTGTGTTGTATTTGTATCGTTGGTTGATTGTATCGCTAAGTATCATGAGATTAACTCCTCACACATGTCATCAAACGTTTGAATACCTCTACCTTCAGTGATATCCATGATTACGCCATACACATACTGGTTAATACTGAACTCCGCTCGATCTTGTTCATCTGAAATATGTCCTGTCCCTTGTCTGATGTCAGTACATTGAACATAAATCTTAATATCCTTATCACTTGCTCTTTTAAGGTGCTGTGCATATCCCATTTCGCAAATTGTCCCTTGTGCATGAGGTAAGTAGTCGAATATCATGACATCGCTTGTTTCCATGCCTAATGTGTCATTAAGCACAATACGTTCTGCTAACTTATCTTGCTTAGCATTTGTTTTGTCATTGATGTCCTTATCGTCGTGTGGTGCGTAGACTTTAAAGCCTAATCGTTGTAACTCTTGTTTCTCCCACTCACGACGCATTTGTTGTCCTACACTTAGCATGTCGCCGCCTAAATAGATCATTGTTAGTCCTCCCACTTATCAAACGCTCTATTCAAGTACCATCGCGCTTTTTCCAAATCTTCTTTACCATTTTTATAATTGGCGCGACTAATATATTTAATTGCATTGCCAATCGCAAAAGCTAATTCTGGTTTATAACCTTTTGTTACCTGTTCGATAAAATCTATAATTTCAATATCGCCATAAGTGTAATGCGGTGGTTGAGTGATATTGTCTGCCATCTAATTCACACCTTTACAATTTCGTATTTGTCGTCTATCTCTACTAACTCACTACCTACTCGTACAGTTAAAAAAGGTTCGCCTTTAAAGTTATAGTGGAACTCTTCCACAACTGCTGGGAATGAGTTTGTAGCGTTAGGGTATTTAAACCAAATATCATCACCTTTATTTAATTTGTGTAATTCCATCTATCTCGCCACCTTTTTAG